AATTCAATACCTAGCTCTTTAGCCTTTTTTGCTGCAGCTATTCGCTGTACATTATCAATCGGTTCCGCCTTAACAACACCGAATCCAGCAACGACTGTTTCGAATATATCACGAGGAATAGAAGCAAATTCGTCAGCAAGAATATCGTTTGCACGTTGACCACGAATCTTCTGTCCGTCACCGAGTGGTAGACAAGTTACTCGACTACCATTAATACGCATGACGCAACGGTCGGTTTCCCTTCTTGGACCACTATTAACATCACAAATACTTCTTAATATAGGTGAATTGTTCCATATGGTTTCCATATACTCAAAAAGAACTTTAGATTGCCTAAAGGCAGCACCGACAACTACAACTTTACGATTTGGCAATAATATACATCTTAATATAGCATACAAAGACAAGATGAATGACTTACCGAACCCACGAGAAGCGATTAACATGGGGAATTTTCGGTTCCACATTTCATGCAACATTAATGCTTGTGACGGTAGGATCTTAATATTAAACATATGATAACAGATAAAGGAAAAATATTCTGGCTTTGACAATAGCCAAGTTACCTTTAAATGGAAGTCATCATCGTCTGGCGATATAATAGACATAGGATTGAATATATCCTTTTCAGGTACATCCAACCCCAACCAAGCGTCATTGATTTCAAGTAATTTACTTTCCTTCATTTTTTACACTATCCAAGTCATACCTATTGCCGAGTATATGATCTGCAAAACCATGTTCCACAGCACCACGAGCAGTTAAATACCAATCTCCGTTTTTCATTTTTCTCATTATGTAATTTCTGGCTTTTTCTATTGTTCCACCCTTATAGCTCTCTTTAAAAATCTTAGACTTTATAAAAACATTTGAGTATATTTCCAACATTATATCGCAACAATATTTATCGTACTTGTTAGCTGCCTGCGTGTCAAGATAGTTGCCTTCATAACCACCATTGCCGTAGTGCGACATAAAGTAAGAATGGGAAGTCATAACACGATTATCCGCCGCTTGTAGTATAATACTACTCATAGATTCAGCTTGGCCATAAACAACAATAGATACAAAAGATTTACACATTGTTATTGCGTCATATATAGCCATACCACTTTGCCAGTCACCTCCAACACTAAACATATGCACTACGATGGGTCTACTATTAATACTATCAAGCGTTCTTATGTTCTTGATAAATTTTGCAGCCATTTTATATTCGACACCGGGATCTTCTTCCTCGTTACCAATGTGACTATGAAGATATATCTCGCGAGATTTAATATTTATATTGTAGGAGTGTATATCGCCTATGACATCTGTAAGTTCCATCATTGCTTCCTTTCATACTTGCTATTTATTCTTTTGAATAAGCTATTAGCATACAAAAAAGCATTATGCTTATCGCCACAAAAAACGACATGCACATCATCGTTTACTTGGAATTCCATTAATGTTCGTAAAATATATTTTCCAGTTATCTTGACACTACTCTTATTGGGTATCCTCGTATCTTCTGGGAACTTCATGAGATCTTCTAAGGTAAATTCTAAGAGAATAAACCTATGAGGAAACTCTTTCATCCTTTCTATTTCTGCAAGAAACTGCTTTTTCTTTTTCCCAAAATTTATAGCAACTTCTTCGACACAGCCCTTTCTTTCTATACAGATTTTATCTTCTAAACCAAGTAAGGTATAATCGCCGGTATCGAGTTTACGTACAACCATCCCTTGGCATTTATCAAATTTACTAAAATGATAACCTTCTCTTTCTCTGGTGTCACGTATGACCGTATAATCTGGAGCCTTAGCCATCACTATTAGCCCTAACTATATCCATAAACAACGATTCATAGATATGTTCGTTTTTAGTAATCTCTTTATGGCATTGATAACACAATGTAATGCCGTTATATTCATCAAATCTTAAATGAGGTGCAGATGACCATTTTTTAATGTGATGAGCATTCAATTGTTTTTTACGGCCACATGAAGGCATTTGGCAAGTAAACTTGTCTCTTTTGAATACTCTGAGTCTCCACTCCTTATATACAGGATCGTCATAATTTCGTTTCATCAGCCTTCCTCTACACGTTTAATCTTAATGTCGTCCAGCACCTCCCTAACAAAAGTTAGACTTTTCTTATTTGTCTTGTTCTGCTTCATAAGAATTTTGGCTAACTTAGCACTAGCCTTAAAACATGCATCATCTGGATCATTAGCAGTAACAAATATAATAGGGCTTACAGTATTAAATTCATACAGTTTGTATTTATTTATTCTACCCATCACTAATTGTAGACACATATGAACTTTATACATCTTCATTGTTAGTCTGATCTATTGTGCATAAGATGGAACCTTAGTATATGAATCATCAATGTCATGATCGACCATCATTGTTACTAAGTCTTCAAAGGAATTCGTTGGCTTCCAATTTAAAAATTGACGTGCTTTAAAATTATCACCTCTGAGGTAATCAACTTCTGCGGGTCTATAAAATTCAGGGTCTATGAATACATAGGGAGACCAATGTTCTAATCCAGCATGTTCAAATGCTATTTCTAAAAATTCTCGCACGCTATGAGTCTCACCAGTACAAACAACAAAGTCGCTTGGCTTTTCCTGTTGCAACATCATCCACATCGCCTCCACATAATCACCAGCAAATCCCCAATCTCTAAATGAGTCTAAGTTACCTAGACGTAATTTTGGAAAAGAACTTTGTTCATCACCAGAACAATATAATATTTCTATATCATCATTCCAGCACTCCTTAGAAAGACGATCTACTGGAATATTATTGTGACATAGCCATTCTAAAAACTCGCCAATCCATTTTGTTATTTTACGAGTTACAAAATTTTCACCTCTACGTGGAGATTCATGATTAAACAAAATACCGCAACTTCCATGTACGCCGTAGGCTTCTCTATATAGCCTTACAGACTGATGAGCGGCAACTTTAGCAACAGCATATGGCGACTGTGGTGTAAAACGAGTCATCTCGTCTTGGTATTTATCTTTATAAACTTCACCACTTCTATCTTTTGGAAGTCGGATATCATAGCTATCTCCAAACATTTCGCTCGAAGACGCTTGATAAAACCGTGCGTCTAATCCAACATCTACGATACTCTGCAGAATGTTCAGACATCCCTTCCCAGTAATATCCCATGTGGCTCCGGGTTGCTTAAAAGAGACTCCAACGTGGGACTGAGCGGCCAGATTGTATATCTCGTTTACATCGGGGTGTGCCTGAAAGATACCGGTGATGCTAGAAACATCTGTTACGTCGCCGGTCATGGTGTTAAACCCCTCGATATCCAGCAGATGCTTGATACGCTCGGCATTGTTTACACTAGATCGTCGGCAAACGCCAATGACTTCATAGTCTTTTTCTAATAGTAACTCCGCAAGATAACTTCCATCTTGTCCTGTGACTCCAAATATTATCGCCTTCATTAATTGTTCCTCCAAGCACCGTTATGTATCACTTAACTGCGTATTGTTATCGTTTTTGTCGTAAAAAACCGTCTCATGATTCAAAAAGGGTCGATCTACATCGCCGTCTTCATATTTATGATATGATCCCAATCGAGACTTCTCTTTTTGCATAGCGAGTCTCATCTTTTCCATCTCTAAACCGTAATCTCTCATTGTCTCAGGATTACTGATTAGAAACGAAAGCCAACCAGTGAAACTTTGGTTACTATCCTCAAGTCGCTTAACCCGTTGTTCCCTAGTGGCCTTCATCTCCTTCAGCATCTTGTTCTTCTTGTCCTGTAGATCCCGATAATCCCTACCAAGTGCCTCTGTAGAAGCCTTAAGGGATGCCGCCTGCCTTTCCATGTTGAAAAGCTGGTCTCTATCCTGATCCTCTGCCCTATTCCTTTCCTGTGTTATTAGAACTTCTAAGGCCCGTACTTGTTCTAAGTTATCCTTACTCGCAGACAATGAACGATTCATTAATAGATCCAGCTTGATAAGGTCTACCACCTGGACTTCTTCGGTTGGAATTACATCATCTTTAAATTGAGAAATTATCCTTGACCAATGATACCTAAAAAGTTCTAATTCTTCCTCCGTAAACTGCTCCTTGATATTAGACCAGTACGGACGATCCTCTAATTGATACGCCGCCTCTTCTTCGCCGGATAAACCGATTTTAAATTTTCGCTTAATGAACTGTTGTATACTATCAGGATCTCTATCAAGTTTCTCCGCAATCTCAACGTGGGACATTAGAGACAAGTTATCCTGTATATACTGTTCTTCCGCTTTGGATATCCTACCTTTCTTCATAAAAACCGTTATCCTCTAATATAGATTTAATTATTTCTTTAATATCCTGCTTGCGATTAAGCGAGACATATACATCACTCATCATTTTAAGATAATCCATCCGCATAGACGGTGGCAAATCGCGATTGATAATACCGATCATATTTTTCGTATCAACATTATAACCCTCGTCATCCACAAATGTTTCTTCCAGACTATCCTCGTTTTCAAGCTGTGCTGGTTTTAGGATATTAATACGTTCGGGAGAATCATTAGTAGTAAAATGGTTATCTCTTACAAAATTCTTTAGGCGATTCGAAAGGTTAACCGATAAGAAATTTTCTAGTTTCCTTGTGCTATCATAACGGTGAAGTGCGTCCATACAAATAATAAATGCCTCTTGTTTAAGATCATCGACCGTATAACCGTAAAAAATGTAACGAGGTGCAATGCGATTAACCACAATCATAATCTGATCAACCACTTGCTGTTCTGTCATACCTTCTGGAATCCTCAAAATAACCGTCCTATTCTATTTATCTAGCTAGTTGGGAGTAGTGGTGACACTAGCCCAACCTTGCGACGTAAAGACTTCCAGACAGTCAAGCCCATCATTATAATGTAAAAAACCGATAGTTGGTTGGGATGGTCTTGGTCCAGGTTGTAGCTGTAGATTATGACAGGTCACTCGCGAATTCTCTCCTTTTAACTCGATTCTAGTGGAAGCAAGGACTAACGGTTTTTCCGATTCTTTGACGGCGGAAACAATACGGTCGTCAGTTAAAATAGTCCGCAACTCCGCCCCGTCAATAGATTGGATCTTGTTATTAAGTCTGCCAAGAACAGTGTTGTCCTCAAGCTCAACAGGCGATGGATCGAATCTGTCAACAGTACACAGGACGGAGTTGGGAGTAACCATAGCGTCATGTAAAGTTTGGGGTGTGTGACTGTACACAACAAAATAATCAGATTGGCGATCTAAATCTGTAGGCTTGTTATCATGAATAGGTCGTTCACCTCTAAGGTCTACGATTTTAGTGGCAAATTCGCGTTTCAAAGCTGTTCTGTCACCGCCATATGAATATGTTTCACCAACACCACGCTCTGATATAACTGGTACACCTTCTTTAAATAAGGTTAAATTATAAAAGAAATTTTGGTTTTTTGGTAAATTAGTCAAGCAAGAATCATTATTGCATATCGGATATTGAGATTCGGTTTTTTCAAAATAAGAACAATCCAAAATCTCTAAATCCTCACTATGAGGAATCCTTCTACAAGGAGACACCAAGTTACATTTGCACATAACATCATGCATCAGTGTCGTCTCCGTCTCGCAAAGCAGACTGTTTATCGACGGCTTGACCACCAAGGTCCAAGACGGAGGCTATAGAACGGTCTTCCTCACTAAGCTCATCAAGAATCTCCTCGTTCAACTCAGCAGTAGCCCTAGTCACCATCGTACTCTCGCACACAAAAGGGGCGACTTCACTACCATCACCAGATTCAGTATTTTTCATATCAACACCTCGTTATATTGGTTCTGTTTATGTAGGGAGCTTACTCCCTACCTATAGTATACACCAGAAGCCACTTTTAGTAAGAGAATTTCGCATTTTCAAGAAAATAGTTCAAAAAAAGTACAGAATAGGGGCGAATGAGTATCAATAGGGGCTGATAGGGGTAGTTTCGATAGTACATTTACATTGAGGCGTTTGAAAGGTGTGTGGACCACCCCGCCTAAATTACCCAGCCAGCCTACCTTGCCAGGAGTTACTAAAACCCCCACCTTACCTAGACTACCAAGCTTACCAATGTTAACTTCTCAATATTGGTAACGTTATTCTTAGCGATAAGAACAGCAACGACAATTGAGACTCAGTCTCAATGAGGACGATCTTAAGAATCTGGCGAATTGTTATCTTGCAACGGGTGGCAGAATGTCGATAATAAATATAGACGCAAGACAACAACAACAAACGGGAGCAACACAATGCAAAGCGTAACATGCGACGAACTGAACTGGACTGTCAAGATTGGTGACAGAATCATTCTGGAGAACTGGGATTGTCGGGAAGCCGTTATTGTTTCAATCAACCCCCTGGATGGAGTTGGTGACATCGACACAACCGACCATCCTCTTATGTGGGCAGAATGCGACGAGGGAGAACGGTGGCCTTGCACAATCGAAACCATCACAGATGAAGGAGTCTCAGCATAATGGCAATTAACGAACAAACAAGGCAAGCAGTATTGATCCGCGACAACTGCCGTTGTCGTGCTTGTGGATTCTCGGACACGTTGACAATGGAAATCGACCATGTTAAGCCGCGTAGTTTGGGCGGTCTGGATGATCTGGACAATCTGCAAGCTTTGTGCTCGTTTTGTAACAATACAAAGAAGAACGTGATTATCGAAGGCCTGGCAATTCAGGCACCTTGCGAGGGATTCGGGAACCAGGGGCACGTTACCGCCAAACGTATTGCGTTCCGGCAGTATGTCGCACAATCGCGAGCCAAGCAGGTTGAGGAACTGACAAGCCAGGCACGTACCTGGAAGGCAGAAGGAACCAGGACGTTGACCATCCGGAAACGATTGAACAACAAAACAACGTCCGGAATCGTGGAAGATATCCTCAAGAATATCCTGTCAGCTAGTCGATAGGATTGACATAACAACTCACCATAGAGTAGAATCTACTCTCACACTTCACACTCAACAG